TTTCAATACCAGACAATATGAGTGGTTTGATAAACCACATTGGCTTGAAATGAAAACCGAATGTGTAATTAGATCAGCTTATTTTAGAGCAACTAGAAGATATGCTCAATGGATTACTAAACAGGAAGGTATTGCTAAAGAAACCTTAGATATTAAAGGTTTAGAGTTTATGAAAGCAAATTTTCCACCTATATTAGGAGATTTCTTTAATGATATTTTACAACAAGTTCTAAAAGGTGAAGAAAAAGCTAACATAGTAGACCAAATTAAAGTATTTAAAAAACAAATATTAGATGGTACTATACCCTTAGCTAAGTTAGGTAATCCTACTGCTGTAAAAAAGTTAGATAAATATAGTGGTAAAAATGCCCGTGCTGGAGAAATGTTTACTGAAATATTAAAGGGTGCTCCTGCACCTGTAAGGGCAGCTATTAGATATAATGATTTACTTAGATTATGGCAATTAGATAGAAAGTATAATCTAATTACAATGGCAGATAAAGTGAAATGGATCTATTTAAAAGACAATCCATATAAAATAGAAGCATTAGCATTTTTTGACTATCAAATGCCAGATAAAATAGTAGATTTTTTAGAGGCTTATGCTGATAGACAAAAAGTATTTGATTCAATACTATTAAATAAATTAGAAGGTTTCTTTAGTGATCTACAATGGTCATTAAATTTAAATCCTTATGTGAATGCTTTAAAAAGCTTTGAGATATAAAGTAAATTTCATATATTACAACTATGATAAATAAAAGTCAATTAACAAGTGTTATATCAAAATATTACCTGAATGGTTTAAATAATCAGGTTAAATGGAGAATTAAAGATAATACACTTACAGTTTACGCAGGTGAAGCAGGAAGAGTATGTAAAGTAGTAGCTAATAATTTTCCTTTAGAGGATGCTGAATTAGGTATTTTTGATACTAATAAATTAAGTAAGCTGTTATCTATTACTAGTGGTGAGTTGATGGTATCTTTAGAAAAAATGAAAGCAGTTTACACTAAAATGCATCTACAGGATACAAATTACGACTTAACTTATTCACTAGCTGATGTTTTAATTTTAGGTAAAAATACTTGGTATGATGATCCTGAAGAATGGGATATAAAATTAATATTAGAAAAAGAAGATGTTGATGCCTTAATTAAAGCTAAAAATGCTTTAGGAGAAGTAGATTCAATGTTAATCAAATCCACCACTGACCTAGATGGTACCCCTATATGTGAATTTATTTTTGGTGATAATACAGGCTTCTCAAATAGGATTACTTATCAAGTTAGAAATGGGGAAATAAATAACCACGACATCGAAATCCCATTCAACTCAGATATATTCAAGGATATTTTAAATAGTAACAAAGATCAAGAAACTTGTAATCTAAAACTATCTGATGATGGTATTTTAAAAATTGATTTTGAATCTGAAGAAATAAAAAGTGAGTATTTTATAGCTAGAAACGAATAACTCACATATGTATAATAAACAAACAATAGTAGCTAGGGCACATTTGTTATGTTTTTGTTAAACCGCGATCTTAGGACGCATAAAATTAAATGATATGAGTACATTAGAACTAATGGAGAGACACATAAGTCCCTTCGACATTTTATTCCGCAATTTTTTCAATGCTGAAGAACAATTCGCACCAGCATTAAACTCCAAACAACCACATCCTGTTAACATTTATCATGATGATAAAGGTCTATATTTTGAAATAGCTGCAACTGGGCTAATCAAAAAAGACATTAACATTGATATTGAAGGAGATATTCTTAAAGTAAGCTATAAAAAACCCCAAACTGAAGAATTCCATGAAGGGATGATTTACAATGGTTTATCTAAAAAATCATTTGACTTAGGGTATAAAATAGCTCCCAAATTTGATTTATCAATTACCGAGGCTGAAATGGCAAATGGATTACTAAAAGTTTTTATTCCATTAGCTGAAGACGCTAAACCAAAATCAGTAAAAATAAAATAAAAGTTTTGCCAAAATAATGTGTCCTAGCGCATTGTTTTTCGTATATTTACGTAAACAAATAAGTTATATGGCTAATCACAATTTTAAAGGAAGACCAAAAGGGTCTAACAAAATCAAAATCACTGATCCATCTCTAAAAAACTACCACATTACTCAAGATGAGTGGAGTTACAATTTAATTAGAGAAAATGATAATAGTGAAACAATAATGGGTTATTATCCTACCCTAGCTGACACTTTAATTTCAGCTGGTAGATACCTTCAATTAGATGGTGGAGAAACCACTTTAGATAATTATATTAATAAAATAAACAACAAATTAGATGAGTTTAGAAGCATTGTTTGATGCGGTTATAGTTAAACCGATTGAAAACGAAGAATCCACTTATGGTAATATTATAGTACCAGATTTAGGAAAAGAGAAAAATGAAATGGGTGAGGTGGTAGCAGTAGGTCCTGGAAAACCAACTATCACAGGAGATTTTATTGCTACTATTTTAAAGGTAGGAGATAAAGTAGTATTACCTACAATGGGTTTTACTAAGCTACCTTATGATGGGGAAGAGTTTTATGTAGGCCCAGAAAATCAAGTATTAGCTAAAGTTAATTCAAATGTAAGTGTTGAAGATGTAATAGCTGAAACCGAAGTAAGTGATGAAGAAATTAAAAATCTAACAGAATTATCAAATGGGTAAACAAGTTATATTAGGCTCAGAGGCTAGAACTAATCTAGTTAAAGGGATTGATACACTAGCTGATGCTGTAGTATCAACATTAGGACCAAATGGTCGAAATGTAGTAATTGCAAATGAAATGGGAGCTCCTCAATCAACTAAAGATGGAGTTACAGTTGCAAAGTCAATCACACTAAAAGAACCCAACCAAGAGTTAGGTGTTCAATTAGTTAAACAAGCTGCTATTCAAACAGCAAATAAAGCAGGAGATGGTACAACTACTTCTACTTTATTAGCTAGAGAAATGATTAAAGCAGGCTTAACAGCTTTAAACAATAACGAAAATGCAGTCCAAATTAAAAGAGATATCGACTCTACAGTTAAAGAAGTAGTTGATAACCTTAAAAATAATATTGCAGAAGATATTTCAGATGAAGAACAATTAGAACAGATTGCCTCTATCTCAGCTAATAATGATCCTGAAACTGGAAAATTAATTGCTACTGCGATTGAAAAAGTAGGAATGGAAGGGGTTGTTCATATTGAGGAATCAAAAACCGGAGAAACTTATCTAGAAACTGTTGAAGGGTTACAGTTTGATAGGGGTTACAAGTCGCCATATTTTGTTACAGATAATAATGCTATGACCTCAGTACTGGACAATCCTCTCATTCTAATGGCTGATCAAAAACTAACTCAAGTTAAAGAGTTATTACCTATTTTAGAGAGTGTATCTTCACAAGCACGTTCACTTTTAATTATAGCTGAAGATATTGATCAAGAAGCACTAGCTACCCTTATTGTTAATAAGATGAGAGGCACAATGAAAGTATGTGCTGTTAAAGCCCCTGATTTTGGTGATCGTAGAAAATTAGTTTTAGAAGATATTGCTATCACAACAGGTGGAGTAGTATTTGATACTCAAAAAGGTATGAAACTAGATAAGTTTAGTTGGGAATGGTTTGGTGAAGCTAGAACTGTAACAGTAGGTAAAGAACAAACTACTATTGTTGATGGTAAAGGTGAAGTTGAAACTATTGAAAGCCGTATTGAAGAGCTACAACAACAACTAGATAAATCAACTACACCATTTGAAACAGAAAAGCTCCAAGAGCGTCTAGCTAAGTTTGTAGGTGGAGTAGCTATTATTCATGTAGGTGGAAACACTGAAACTGAAATGAAAGAGAAAAAAGATAGAGTTGATGATGCGTTACATGCAACCAAAGCCGCTATTGAAGAAGGTATAGTACCAGGTGGTGGAACAGCATTACTATATGCTTCCTCAGGTCTAGAAGCTAAAACAACAGGTGCTCAAATTGTAGTAGAAGCTTGTGCTAAACCCTTCAATCAAATTTTAGTTAATGCTGGGTTTGATAATGTTAAAGGGCAAATATTAGCTGATAACTTAGTTAATTCTGGAAATGATACATGGGCTGGTTATAACATTAAAACAGATGAAACTGTTAATATGAAAGAAGCAGGTATTATTGACCCAACTAAAGTAGCTAGAACAGCATTACAAAATGCAGCATCAGTTGCAGGTACAGTGTTACTAACAGAATGTACTGTAGTAGATGAACCAAGTGATGAACCTAAACTCCCACAAATGGATCCTTCCATGATGGGGATGATGTAGATTAATAATTAATAAATAAAAAGTAAAAATGACTAAAAATGAAATTTTTGAGGTAATTGAAGAAAACTTCAATATCTTAGCAGCAGAACACGTAGGAACTACAAAAGCAAGCCAAGCACGAGCTCGAAAAGCAGCGCAAGCTATTAAACGAGTAATCACAGATTATAAGAAAGCATCTGTGGCTGAGTCAAAATAGTTTCGTATATTATGAAAACAGAATTAATAGAAAATAAACTGTTAATAGCTAATAGAAAGCCACCTGGAGACAGGTGGCAGTTAGCTGATGATCCTGGTGGTTTAGTTTATAGTAGTATAACTGACGCTTTGGAAGCTTATATGCGTAAAACAGGTTTCCAAGGTCATTATAGACTAGAACCATTAGAAAGTAAATTATACGCCATCAGTAGTGAAGAAGTGGAAATACAGCCAGAACCTGTAAAAACATATGGATTATATGGAGAGTACTCAGAAAACACATAGTTTATTAGTTGAAAAATATAGACCTAATAATTTAGAAAACTATGTTGGTAATGAAAATATCAAAAAATCAATTTCTAAGTATTTAGAACAGAATGATATCCAAAACCTAATATTTTATGGACCAGCAGGTACTGGAAAAACTACCCTAGCTAAACTTATAGTTAATAATTTAGATTGTGAATCAATCTATATTAATGCTTCCGATGAGAGAGGTATTGAAACTATTAGAGATAAAGTGCAAAGCTTTGCTAGTGTTGCCTCATTTAAACCTCTTAAGGTTGTTATTTTAGATGAAGCTGATTTCCTTACTATACAGGCACAGGCTTCACTCCGAAACATAATTGAAACATTTTCACGTACTACAAGATTTATTATGACTTGTAATTTTGTAGAACGTATTATTGATCCCTTACAATCTAGATGTCAAGTACTTAAAATTGTACCTCCAACTAAAAAAGATGTAGCTAAACACTTATCTTGGATCATGGATAAAGAAGGTATAGGATTCGAAATGAATGAATTAGGGGCTATTGTAATACAACATTATCCTGATTTAAGAAAATGTATCAATACTATCCAACTATCTACCCAAGATAGTATGTTAAATCTAGATCAATCAGTATTAGTATCATCTAATTATATTGATAAAGTTATTGATGAATTAAAAGGTAAAGCTGATTTTAAAACTATTCGCCAAATTATAGCTGATGCTAATGTAAGTGATTATGAAGAACTATTCAAAACATTATATGAAAGATCATCTGAATACTTACCAGGCAAAGAAGGTACAGTAGCTATTTTAGTTAATGATCATCAATATAAAGCTAATTTCCGTATCGACAAGGAAATAAATACAATGTCGTTAATTTCAAATTTAATAAATAATAAATAATTATGGATCAACCATTACAACAACCCCCAATTGATTTAAAAAACACCCAATCCGTTACTAATTTTGATGGAAAAAGTGTATTTCAACAAGGAGTAATTTTACGTAAAGTATCTAAATTTGTAACAGGTACTGATGAAGATGCGTTGCTTCCAATTCCTGTATTCTTTGACCCATCCACCAATAAAATTTTGTTGGATTCTGTGCCTAAAGAATTGCGTGAGGAATTAGAAGATGAGCTTATTTAATGAAATCTATATTCGATTGGTTAAAATGTATTAACACATCCAAACCTTCTGTGGAGTCATTCAAAGACTCAGATTGGGAGGTTTGGAATAGTTATATGGTACACCGTTTTTTAAGCATGAATATTGATTTTCTTCCTATTGTAAATGAAGTACAATCTTACCCACCTCAAAGTAAAAAAGAAATATATTCAATTTACAAAGAATATATTCCTAAAAATAATAAGTGGAGTAAGTACATTAAATCTTCTAATAAGGAACCAAATAAAGATTTAGTTAATCACCTAAAAGACTATTTTAAAGTATCAAATAGAGAAGTAAAAGATTACCTAAAAATATTGGATACCACAGAAATCCATCGTATATTGATGGATAGAGGTTTAGATAAAAAAGAAATAAAACCATTATTGAAATGACACTAGAATTATATAATATGCTAAAAACATCTGCTGAAGCAGATAAAGCTAAAGCATTATTATCACTTGAATTATTAGGTAATAAGGCAGTGGGTATTGGAGACCATTCAACTGAAGATTTTTATAAAAATGCTGAAGAAGCACTTGTAATGTTAGTTGATGCTGATGATAGATTATCTACACTTAAAAAATATTTTACACCACCAAAACAAGAAGTCTATGGGTGATTCAATATCCAAATGGTATGAAATGCAAGAAGATATGAGCGACAGAGAAATTATGGATGCTAAACGTCCGGATGAAGCAGCAGTAAGAGTATTTGAAAAAGAATACCCAGAATTATCTAATGAATTTAAATCAATCCAAAAGGAAATGTATAATATGTTTGCCCGTAAACATATGGATTATGGTTTAAATAATATTGCTTTAGGTGGAGATGTTGTTAATAATAGTGAGGATAAGCAATTCTCACTAACTGGGTTGTGTATTAGGTTAACTGACAAAATCTCACGTTTAAAAAACCTATTAATTAATGGTAGGTCATTTGTAGAAGGTGAAGGAATACAAGATACGTTTATTGATATAGCTAATTATGGAATTATTGGTTTATTAGTGGGACGTAATAAATGGAAAAAATAATGATTTATTGGTTTACAGGTCAACCAGGTTCTGGTAAGACTGTTTTAGCGGATTTATTAAAAGAAAAATGGCTCACCCATGCTTATAGAATAGATGGAGATGAAATGAGAGCTTTATTTCAAAATAAAGATTATTCTATTAAAGGTAGAATAGCTAATATAGATGCTGCTCAAAAAATAGCTCATTATTTACACAACCAAGGTAAAGATGTTATTGTATCATTAGTTTCACCCTATATTGATCAAAGGGAAGAGTTTAAAAAAGTAATGGGCTTTGCTTTAACCGAAATTCTTGTGCATTATAATGTAGCTGAAATTCGTAGAGGTAGAGAAGAATATCATGTTATGGATTTCCAAAAACCAAACTATGACTTTATAGATATTAACACAACAACAGATACACCAGCTATGTCAATCCAAAAAATATTAGAGTATGTCCAAATATAGTATGTTTATAGGCCGTTGGCAGCCTTGGCATGATGGTCATCGATGGTTAATAGACCAACGTTTAAACGCCGGTAAAAACGTGTTAATCTGCATAAGAGATGTAGAGCCAAATGACAACCAACCTTGGACAGCAGATGAAGTAATGTTAAATTTAGCTGAGGAGTTAAAAGATCTAATACAAGAAGGTAGAATAAAAATTATTAAAATCCCTGATGTTGAATCTATTAATTATGGTAGAGGAGTAGGGTATGAAGTAATAGAGCATGTCCCACCTCAAAATGTAGAAGAAATATCTGCTACTAAGATTAGAGCTAAAATGAGAAAAGATGGCAAGTTATAAAGAAACCTTAGTAAAAACACTTATATGGAGAGTAATAGCAACATCAATAACCTTTATAGTTGGTTGGATTGTAAGTGGGGATATTAAATTTGGATTGTTGATAGGTGGAATAGATACACTTATAAAAACTATATGCTATTTTTCATACGAAAGAGTATGGAATAATATAAAAAAATAAATTTTGGCTAGAAAAATACCTAAAATAGTAAGAGAGATTCGTTCGAATCCACCACAAGAGGTAAACTTTGCATACCAAAAGAATATCTCATATTCCCAAATGTCGATATTTCGTGGTTGTCCCCATCGTTGGAAACTACAATATAAAGACAAAATCAAAAGATTTACTTCTTCTATTCATACGGTATTTGGAACAGCCATACACGAAGTATTACAGCATTATTTAGATGTAATGTTTGATACAAGTGCTGCCAATGCAGATAAAATTAATTTAGAAGAATTATTTCAAGAAAAATTTATTGGTGAATATCAAAACCAATACAAAAAGAATAAAGATCAACACTTCTCTACAGCTGAAGAAATGAGGGAGTTTTTTGAAGATGGAGTAGGTATTTTAAATTGGTTTAGAAAAAAACGAGCTAAATATTTTTCTAGAAGAGGATGGCATTTAGTTGGTTGTGAATTACCTTTAGTTATTTCCCCAAACAAAATGTATACTAACATAAAATATACAGGTTTTCTTGATGTAGTATTATATAATGAGAAATATGATACATTTAAAATTATAGACATCAAAACAAGTACCCGTGGTTGGAGAGAACAAGATAAGAAAAATGAAGATAAACAATACCAACTATTATTATATAAACAATTTTTCAGTGAGCAATATGGTATTCCTTTAAAGAATATTGAAATTGAGTTTTTTATTGTAAAAAGAAAAGTATTGTCGTTTGATGATGATAATATAATGTCACCCCACCAAGCATATAGAGTACAACAATTTAGTCCACCAAGTGGGAAAATAAAATTAGGAAGAGCTACAAAAGCAATAAATAATTTTATAAATGAATGTTTTAATTCTAATGGGGATATTAAAGATATAGAATACCCAAAATCTCCCTCAAAATGGAATTGTAATTTTTGCCCTTATAAAGAAGATAAAGAAAATTGTGGAGAAGGT